GTGTGGGGGCACCAATGGTGAGTTGATGAAATCTGGAGATGCTACTTGGTGGTGTGACACAGAGGCTGTGTGGAGAAGAGGTTTAGAGAAGCCTTTTTATAAGCTAGTTAAAGAGTGGGAAGATGAATGTATTGATCACTGGATATATGACGGTCGTATCCATCTTATATGGACTGGTGGTGAGCCATCTATACCTAAACACCAGAGATCAATACCAGCGTTTCGAGAGTATCTAATCGATTATGTCAATGAAAATCACGACAAGACTCTCAATACGTTTGATGAAATTGAGACCAATGGTACTTTGTATCTTCAAGACGGCTTGTTTGATATGTTAGATCAAATCAACTGTTCCGTGAAGTTAGCTAATAGTGGCATGGCAGAGAACAGACGTATTGTACCTGCTGCTTTACATCGTATAATGTCACACAAAAACTATTGGTTTAAATTTGTCATCAGTACAGAGGAGTGCTTAGAAGAGATCGAAAGAGATTTTATCCAACCATTCAACATACCTCATGACAAGGTGTTGTTACAACCTGGACTTGACAGACAAGCGGATTATCATGAGAGAACTAGGTTCACATTAGAGATGGCCAAGAAATATGGTTATATCGGATTGAGTAGATTACATGTATCTGCATGGGATAAATTGACTGGCGTGTAATAAATAGAATTATGAGATTAGCGATATCAGGTACAGCTTGTCAAGGCAAGACAACATTATTAAAAAGTTTTATCAAGAAATGGGACATGTATGAGACTCCGAAAGTTAGTTATCGATCGATCCTGAAACCAGAGGCTCATAGTAAGGAGACTAGCATGGAGAATCAATGGGACATCCTCAATCACATGATTGATCAGATGGAGACATATGATGAGAATAGCTACGTTATATATGATAGGTGTCCCCTTGATAACCTTATATACTCCATGTGGGCATACCACAAGGGTGTAGGTGACATAACAGAGTCTTTCATCGAGAAGTGTATACCTATCGTCAAGCAATCAATGCACTTCTTAGATATTATATTCTTTATACCTATCACTAATGCCGCTCAAAGTGATATTGAGGATAACGGAGTGAGGGAGACAGACAGTGAGTATATAAAAGAAATTGACAACTTGTTCAAAGCAATGTACACTAACTGGGCTAAAGAAGATGAGAGATTTTTTCCTAAAGAGGACCGTGCAGCCATGGTAGAAATATTCGGATCAACAGAGGAGCGTATCAAATTACTTGGTTATTATCTTAATGATGACGGAGATATATTTGGAGAGGAAGACTCACTAGTTGATACTAGTGTGTTGACTGATGAATATGGGTTTCCGATGATTGCTGATAACGATGATTCAGCGAAAACTTACGGTTGATACATAAGTAATAACGATGAAGAACTTTAATAGTGAGCTTGATAGTGTGATGGAGAATTTCGGATTACACAAAACCGTCGTGAGAGAGAGATTTCCTAGGAACTTGAAACTAAGCGAGGAGTTTGTAGAGTCATTCAAGCGTGAATTTGATGCTCAAACAAGTCCAGTATTCACAGAGAATGAAGATGGTGTACAAGAAGAGACTCGTGGTGCTAGAGATCCTAGTAAAGTGTTGAAAGAGTTCCAAAAAGCTCTCAAGTTTTTAGTCTAGTTCTTCTTTAACTGTTCACCGGTTTTGTAAAGGGTGTCTCCCTTTTCATATTGATCGCCATCATTAGTAACCTTATATTTTACTAATCTGCCAGGTATGTTGTGTTTACTTTTGACACCCTTGCTACCCTTTTCTGGTAATTTGATAACATCTTCTACTTCTCCCTCGCTACCAGCATGCTCACAATCAGGGTTAGTATTCTTTATCTTGTCACCTTTCTTCAGAGTTGATGACACAGGCTTGTTATCAGCCTCGGTATAGAACTGTTTAAACGTCTTTATATTTATATTTAATTATTGCTCAAGCTTTTTGACGATAAACTTCAACATTTCACTACGCATGATATCATTATGAGTGAACTTAAAGCAATATATACCATTTTCTTCACTCTCTTTATCATTAAACTTGTCATACATCTCCTTAAATCCGGATTTTTGACCGATGTCAGCTTGAAATGTATCTCCAATGACTAGCATTGTGGAATCCTCTCCGAATCGTGTCAATATAGTCACGAGTTCACTCTTAGTTAAATTTTGTGCTTCATCTACTATAACCACACTATCCTTGAATGTCAAACCTCTAACATAATTTACCGGTAATGCTTTGACTACAGATTGTTCAAATAGTGTTTTCATTGCACTAGAGCTAATCAACTCTTGTAGTTTCTCTTGTAAAGGTAATGTCCATGGTAAGAATTTATCATCTACTTCACCAGGTAAAGCTCCCATGCTCTTGCTAGCAGACTCAATTATACTTCTTATATACACGACCTCGTCCACTCTGTGAGCTTTCAACATGTTCAAAGCGACTAACGCCGCACAATACGTTTTGGCTGTACCTGCAGGACCGTCAACAAAAGCTATCTTTGTGTTGTGACTGTAGCACAACTCAGTGAATGATTCGTGAGTTGGTGTCAGCTTATATTTTGTGTTGATTTTAAATGTTCTATCAAATTCATTACTAGATACCACATCCGGGAGATCTTCTATATCTTTATCTTTCCGTGTTTTGTTTGATGCCGAGCGTTTGTAGTTTGAGGTCTTTTTAC